TACTTTAGGTCTGTCTTCTTCTGCTAAATCTCTATAGTCTTTCATAAACTCTGATACTGTTTTAGCAACATCGTCAATCATAGACATATTAAGTTTTAGTAGTTTTTCATCTGAAGTGTTTACGTCAAGTGCTTGTAACCATGCTTCGTCTAATGCGTTTTCTGAATCAATTAGAACAACAAAGATACCTTGATCTTGTGCTGCTCTAACAATGTTTGCTGCCGCAAAATAAGATTTACCTGAACCTGATTCACCTGCAAATACAGTTACCTTACCTAACGGAACACCTTTGTTAAAGTCGCCACTAACAAGATAATTTAATGCATAGTTACCTGTGCTTACCCAATCAGTAGGATCATTAAAGCCAATACCAAGCCCGTCAATGCTCTTAGTAATAGTCTTTCTAAATTTACTTACGTCAAATGCTTTTGCCATTTTTACCTTTCCTATGTGTTAGATGTAGGAGTGGAAGATCTCGCTGGTTACCGTACGGAGATTTTTGCCGGAACTTCCACATACTACAATATTAGTTACTAGCGTTTCTGCTTCTAATCATTGCAAGAATATCTTGCGCTCTGTTAGAACCATCGCCTTCACTTGCTGGCGCTGCCGCAGGAGCCGCTTCTGCTACTGGTTCAGCCGCTGGTGCTGCCGGAGCCGCCTCAGGTGCTGGAGTTGCAGGTGCTGCCGCTGGTGCAGGAGTTGCAGGTTTGTTAGGATCACCAGTACGTGATGCCATACCTGCTGGCTTAAAGTACTGTCCCCAACGATCCATGTCGTATGCTTCGCCATCGACTGAAGCTTCAAACATTTCTTTCATAACCTTTAGTTCAACTTCACCAGGTTTCTTTGGAAGGAAATCTGACATGTTGTAAAGACCATGCGTTTCGATTGCTGCCTTTTCTGCATCGTCTAAAGCACGTTCTTTACGTGACCAAGATGATGTAGAGTAGTCTGCGTAACCACCTTTAGAAGTTTTCTTAACTCTAAAGTCAACGCCACGCATATAATCTGTTGGCAGTTCTTCAAGCTCTGGATCCATTAATGCACCCTTAATGATCTGGAAGATCTGTGGGCCAATAATAAATCTACGGATTGGGTTTTCCGGCTTGCTATCTTCGTTTAGCGGGTCTTCAGTAACAAACCCTTGGAATACATACGAACGTTTTTTCCAATACTTACGTCCCATATCTTCTAAAGATTTATCTTTGAACCATGGACGAACTTCTGTTAAGATCGGACATGGTGTTCCATCATTATACATTTCCATACATGGAACTTGTACAATAACCTGACGTGAGTCAGTGTCGCCTTTTACTCCAGCGAATGGAAGTTTGATCATTGCACGTTCTGCCCAAAAGAACGTATTCGATTGATCAGCGTCAGGTAAGAAACGAATTACTGCTTCTTTTCCTTCTTGCATATTCCAATGTGGGTAAATTGCGTTGTCGCCGCCTCCAGTGTTATTACCGGATGAGCGATTTTGTTGTTCCGCTAGTTTTGCGCGGATTTCTGCGAGTGATGCCATTTGTGCCTCCTATAGCCTTGTTATATGTTTTCACTTTCATGCCTAAGCATATGTTATATTATATGCAACTTTATTTATCTTGTCAACTGTTATTTTAACTAAATGTGGTTTTATTCAGCCAAAAAGAAAGGAGGCCGAAACCTCCTTGCTTGTGTACCTATGTACTACAGTGCCTTGTGCAATTGAGCAACTAGTTTATCCTTAGTCAGCCTTCTATCTAATTCAATACCGTTTTCTCTGCCTAATTCTTCTAACTTAACTTTTGTCAGTTTACCTAACTCTTTCTTAGTCATCTTCTTAGGTTTTGCTGGGGCCTTTTCTGTCACTTCGTTCTTTAGTACCAAAGGTTCTACCTTGGGAGCTTCAGTTGACGTGAACAGCTTTTTAATCCAGTTAAACATAATCTTCTCCGTTAAAGTATTATTTAATTCTTTTAGTATGCGCCAGCTAAGGTTTTGATTCTTTCGAGTTCTTCGATTTCTTCTGCGCCTTGTTCTTGTGCAGGTGCCATACGCTCTACCATTTTACGAGCAACCATTCCAGCTTCTTCGCCGAACTTTTTGTCTACCATAGTAGCAACACCTTCTGGGCCTTTTGGAAAAGTACCACTGTTTTTATCGTACATGCTTACAATAAATTGTGCTACTTCATTAATGTCATATGACTTACCATCTACTTTGAAAGATTTTTTGCCTGCTTTCTTTGCTTTATCTAATTCACCTGAGAACTTGTTACCTTCACCAAAGTCATCTTGACCGGTGTAGTTACCTTCGTCATCAAAGTCTGTATCAAGCATGTCAATTGCAAACATAGCATCTGCTGAATCATACTTACCGTTTCTAATTGCATCTGCTACTTTTTGTTTTGGCATTTTTAATTTTTCTGCATCGTGATCCATAAAGTCGCCAATAATTTCTTCTGCGCCTAACATAGCATCTTTTACTCTGCCTTCTTGCTGAGTTGCTTCTTGTGGAACATCTACGTCTGCATTTGCAACTTCATCTTCAGCTGCTTCTTTTGCTGCGTCCATTGCTTCTTCGTGTTCTGAGCCTCCTGGCTGTACACAATAAGTAGCAAGGTCATCATCAACTTTAGCATTTCCGTCTGGCTCACACTCACCTCTTAATGACTTAGGATCAATTGTAACTTGGTATCCTTGAACACCTGGTGCACCATCTTCTTGATCTAGATGTGCTGTAAAGTGTAATGTTCCCATTTGTGTTTCGCCATCGTCGCCTGTAAATTCAAATTCAGTTTCACCATCAAACTTATCTGGCATAAAACCTTCTTGTTGTGGTTCTGCTTGATCAGCACTTACTGCTGGCTCATCAACCATATCACCAAAGTCTAATGCTTCTAACTGTTCAGGTGCATGTTCTTCCACCCATGCTTTAACAAGTGGACGAGCATCACTGTTCGGATCTTCCTTTGCCTTCGTTTTAATATCGTTAAACAGTCTGTTGTCTTCGATAATACCTTTTAAACTTTGAATAGCATTTGTACCATCTACGCCTACTGGAAAGTCTTGACTTACTAATTCGTTTAGACTTGCAACTGCCTCTTTAATTTCTTCATCGCTACCTGCTGTAAGTGGTGAGTCCTCACCTAATGCCATAGCCCAATTTTCAAATGATGCAAATGGGTCACTAGCCTCGTCCATGTCATGTATGCCGTTACCGTTATCATCAATCCAATGTCTACCATTCTCATCATGTGAGTCATGTTCACAATCGGTTGTAGGTTTGTGCATTACATCTCCACAATCCTTACAATGATATTTGTCTGATTCAGTTTTTGTCATTTCGACTATGTCGTCATAGCCTACAATTTCATCTTCTTTCATTAGTCTGTATAGTACAGGAAATACTGATGTTAAATCTTCTTTGAAATTTCTTACTGTAAATTGATCTTTGAATTGCTCCATTACATCATCTGGAACTTCCATTGCCTCTGGTGCCTGGAAACTTTCTACATATGATTCGTAGTGAGCCTGTTTAGAAATTTTTGCAATTCTTTCTCTAAGAGCATCAAGTTGGCCTTTGCTACGTTCAACAACTGAATTTGTGTCGGAGTTCATTAAGTCGTTACGTACTACATAGCCTGTGAAACTTTTTAATTGTGCAATCTCTTCACTCATCTTAATAATGCTTTCACCAATTGCATCATATGGAGCACCACCATTTGCAACGTGTCTTTGCATAGCTCTTGCGCCTGCTAAGTGAATAAAAGGATATTTAAATCTTTCGCCTTGACTGTTTTCAACAAACAAAGCAGCAATATTTCTTGATCTATCACCTGGCTTCATTTCTGTATCATCAGCAAGTGTTTTACTGTGCTTAATAATTAATCTTGTGTCTTCCAATTTTTGGAAGGACTGTTTCTTTGTCCCGTATAAGGTGCTCTCATTCATTGTACTCTCTCCGACTGGTTTTACTATTGTGTCATTATCCGCTTGTGGATTTGAATATTGACTTAGGAATGCATAATCTCTTTGGTCTAGATTGTCTTTAGCAATGTCTCTAGTATCAAATGCTAGTAGTCGACGCTTACTAAACTTTCTTAATTCTTTTAAAAATCCATACCAATTATCTTTTTGTGGGTCGTCCATGCCTTCAGTAATACCATTTGAAAAGTATACTTTCATTGAATTCGGCTCAGCAAGGCTAATACTCACATGCCCAATATTCTTGTCTCCTTCGTTATAGTCAAAGTCAAAGAATCTGGCTTCCTCTGGGTTTATAGTAATTGACCCAGCTTCATCTCCTAATTTTAAACCTTTAAATCTACTTCTAATTTTATAGAACAGATCGGTTGCTATGTTGTTAGTTGCGTCCATATAACTATTTATCAAAATCCTGTACTTACGAAGATCGGCATTGGGTACTCATCTTCCGTCATTCTTTCCGTCATTTTGTCATAAATTTTCGGATCCCAATCAGATAATACATTGGCCATACGTACAATTAATAACGTGGCGGCCACTAAATCGTCATGTTCACCTGTTTTTGCACCATAACCAACACCGTGTGCTACGAATGTTTTTAGCTCTGATATAAGCGGTTTACTGTGTATTTTCATCTTATTCTTTTCTAATAAGTTCTTTAATCCGCTACATGCAGTAATCTTTGTTTTGTGTGTAGTATTAAATCCTTTTCTATAGCGTCTAACGTGTCCTTTTCTAATAGGTTCACTTAAAAATAAGCCATTAAAGTTTTCTTCGCCTATATCTTGTATAACAACTAATGCTGCTTCACCAATTGTGTTATTCTCTACACTGTAATATATTGTAGGATTTGCATTACCACCTGCTGCACATTCAGCCTGAATGTACGATAGTATTTCTCTTAATGTTCTTACTTGCTGCTGTACTGGTGTTAGATTGTGTCGCCATTCTCCTACCTGTGTCATACTAGGCATTTCAAATATTTGAATAGCACCATAGTCACCACCTGTACCTAAACTTGGGTCCATACTTACTAAGTATGTTGCTTTAGGATTAATTTTCTTGTACCAACGTGTTTGTCCAGTATTCATAATAGGTTCTGAACCTTCTAGTTCTGCTAACTTAACACTATTAATAAGTGTTTCATCAAAGATTAAGAATTCGCAATCAAACTCACGTCTAAAACGTTCATCTCCAATCTTTGCTTTTTCTTCCATTGCCCATGCTTCATCTCTATCTGGGTGTTCAGTCCAAGGAGCAAAGTAAGGGAAGAAACCGTTAGTACCTACTTTTAAGTCATTACCATGATCGTCAAACTTTTTATTTGCTTCTGTCCAAATCATAGCAAATTGATCTTCGTCTGAGTTTGGTGTACTTGTAACAATTGCTTTACCACCTGTTGACAGTGTAGGAGAAAGTGCAGTCCAAAACTCTTTGGCTTTCTCTGGCGGTTGCACAAATGCAAACTCATCACAGTATATTAATGAAAGTGATTTACCACGTCCAGTATCTTCTGTTGTAGTAGTTGCTTGTATTCTACTACC